TCGGCCAGCCAGGGCCCGCTCCCGACGGTGAAGATCGGCATGTCACCCTCCCTGCATCTGCGGGACGGCGAGGATGCCGGGGGCGTCGGGGTCGAACTCGCGCATGCGCTCGCCCTGCTCCTCATCCTCGGTCATACGGAAGAGCGCGTAGCCCTTCCTCTGGTAGTCCTGGAACGTCTCGCGCGCCGCCTTCACCTCGCGCTCGTTGTCGGGGTTCCATTTGACGCTCAATCCGTGGCCGGAGCTGTCGAGGCGGTAGAGGCGGTGGGGCTTTGCGCGGGTGGCGATCGTGTCAAGCATGGGGTTCTCCTGCTTCGGTTTTGATCCGGGCAACAATCTCATCGGACCACGCGTGGAGGTGCATCGAGAGTTCGGTGAGCAAGCTCGCCTTCATCACGTCGTCGAGCTCGCCGAGGGACGACCGGATGCTCTCGACGGTGCGCTGAAAGGTGCGCCGCTTCAGCGCGATCACCTTGGGGTCCTCGTTGTAGTCGAGCATGCTTCCTCTTTCAGGTGTGGTGGGGACGGACGGGCGAGGCGAAGCTGGTTCGGACACTTCCCCCGCCCGCCCGCTCACGGCGGCATGCCGCGAGCTAGTGGCTGGGAGCGCGCATGTCCGGCCGGGCGGCGTAGGGCTGCCCGGTGAACTTCTTGATGGCTTCTTCCTCGCTGAGCAGCTCGGCCCGCGCCATCGGCCGGCCGCCGCGCCCTTGGCCGATCTCGTCGTACATGGCGATCTCGACGCGGTGCAGCTGGCGGATGAGCTCGATTGTCTGGTTGGCGGAGAGCAGCACCGTGACGACGCTCATCCCGGCGTGCTCGGTGCCCTGGAGCGTGCTGTCGGTGAAGGATAGAGAGACGCCGCTGTCGGGGTGGTTGACGATCTCGACGACCTCGAGCTCGTCCGGCGAATTGAGGATCAGCGCGCCAGGTGCGTGCTCGGGTGGCACGGCCGATCGCCGCGCCCGCTTGTGTCGTGCGGCCATCTTCTAGGGTTCCTTTCCTTCCATACTGGTCATCGGACGTTGACCTCCTCTTCGCGGCGCAGCCACATCTCGAGGTCGAGCAGCTTCGCGCGGTGCCGCTCGATCGCGGCGCGGCCGGTGGTGATCGGCGGGCCGCAGAAGCGCTCCCTGTCGAATTCGGTGCGGATCAGGATGGAGATGCCCATCAGGGCATGGCTCAGCATCCGACGGTCGTCGTCGGTCATTCCCTCCCCCTTCCCTTGTTAGATGCCGGCGCGGGCGCGCTCGGCGGCCTCCTCTTCCTCGATGGCGACGATCGCGCCGTCGAGCAGCTCGGCGATGCTCATCAACGCCGCCTTGCGCAAGCCGCGCTCGCTCCGCATGTCGTCGATCACGGCCTCGACCGCGCGCTTCGCGGCGATGACCATCCCGTCGAACCGGCCGCGATAGGCGCCGGTGGCGAGGCGCTGGGCTTGGTAGTCGTCGCGCCCCTTCGCCATCACACCAGCTCCGGAACTTCGGTCGTGTCGCTGATGAAGAAGGGCGCCGCCTGCGTCTTCGACCGCACCGTCTCGTGCTGGCGCTTCATGTTCCAGGCGCGGAAACACAGCGCGATGTAGCCGGTGGCACGGGTGTAGACCTTCCGGCCGCGCGCCTCGAGGGCGAGCTCAACCAGCCGCTCGCGCAGCAAGAGGAAGGGATCGTCCTTCCGGAGGTCGGCGCCCGACTGGATCGCATCGAGGAACTGGTCGGCGAGGACCGGGTCGCGATCATGGAAGACGTAGTAGGAAAAGACGGCGACCGACGGCCGGAGCAGGCTGGTGATCGTTGTCCTGCTCGCCGCGCGCGGCGCCAGCTCCATCATGCCCGGGTGACGCTCGAGCACCGCAAGCAGTTCCTGCGGGTCGACATGCTCGCGCGCCGCCCAACTGTTGCGCTCGTGGCGGTAGAGGTTCGCGGCGGCGGCGGCGAGGGCGTGCGAGTAACGATAGCCACGCATCGCCAGGATGTCGGCCGGCTGACGGCGCAGCCCGACGTCGATGGTTTGGAACGACTCGGGGTCGAGCCCTCCGGCGAAGAAGGTGCGGAACGTCGTGTTCGCCTCGACGCACGCTTGGAGTCGGTGCTGCCCGTCGATCACGGCGCCGGTGGTCGCGACCTTGACCGTCTCGCCGTTGAGCTGCCAGCGCTTCTCGGAGAGCGAGGTGGCATAGCGGCTCTTCAGCTTGCCGCGCATCTCGCGATTGGTTCCCTCACGCGCCAGCAGCGTGCGCGCGACCTTCGGCGGGATGTCGAGGATCATCGCCGTCGGCTCGTCATAAATGCGAAGCGCCGGATGCTGCCGGGTAACCTTTGAAGTCTTCTCGTTAGTGCTTGGCGGTGGGGCAGAGTCAACTTCCGTTACTGCCCTGGCTTCCAAAGTATCCAATTGTTCCTCCTGTCGGCGGGGGAAGGGAAACCCTCCCGCGACTTAGCCTGCGTAGTCAGTTCATCTTTCAGATGCGAGGTCGGGGACTCATCGCCCGCCGCCGTCGGTTGCACACATATTTTGTTGAGAGGTTCCGAGTCAAGTGGTGACGCTAAATGACGCACGAAAAGTTCTGAAGGAACTTTGACTTAGGTCAGCTGTGAGACGTCATGAGCGGGGTGTTGCGTCTCTGCCCCCTGTCAACTTGTCGCACGTTTCAGCCGTGCAACGTTTCCGCAGGATTGCTCGATTTTTCTCTTAATCGCGTCTCGGTTAAGCTGATTGACCCTTTCGGGGGAACGCCTGAAACTCTTGGGTATGCACTCGTTCCGCGACGTCATCGCCTCCTTCGGAGGCCCCGCTCCCCTCGCTACGGCGCTGGGTTTGACCCCCGAAAAGGTGCGCCTCTGGCGCCACCGGAACGCCATCCCGCTGGACCGCTGGGACGACGTTGTCAATGCGGCGCGGGCGCGCGGCGAGGAGCGGATCACCCACGAGTTGCTCTGCCGCCTCCGGAACTTGCGTTTCAGGAAGCTCGACCTGGCGGCCTAGCGCAACTGTCCCGCACCCCCGCGGGCCCCGCCGAATTTTTTTTGCCTCAAGGCGCAACCTGTACGTGCCCGAACAAGGACGGACATTGCTTATGCTTGTGCTCGGAGTAGACCCCGGAAAGAACGGCGCCGCCGTCGTGCTCCGCACCGACCCGCTGTCGGTGATGGAACACCTCGACTGCCCGCTCTTCGAGATTGCCGCCAAGGGTGGCAAGAAAAGCCGCCAGCTGGATGTCCGCACCATCGGCGAATGGCTGCGCCACCTGACGCGCGACGTCCTCATCCAGCACGCCTGGATCGAGAAGGTGAACGCCTTCGCCGGAGAGAGCGCCAAGAACTCGTTCGAGTTCGGCGAAACATACGGGGCGTGGCGCGCCGCGATGGCGGCCCTCGAGCTGCCTTTCAGCGAGGTCCCGCCGGCCGGCTGGAAGAAGGCGATGCGCCTCAACGCCGACAAGGAGCTGAGCCGCAAGGTCGCGATCGCGCTCTTCACCGGCCAGTCCGAGCTCTTCCGCCTGAAGAAGCACGACGGCCGCGCCGAGGCGGGCCTCATCGCCTACTACGGCGCCATGACGCTGCGGGCGGTGATGCCGCCGAGCTTCAAGCGCGCGCCGGAGCCCGTCACCCCCGACGGGGAGCGCTTCTGATGACCGGCAACACCCCCGAGCTGCGCGACGCCGCGCGCGAATTCGCCGACCAGCTCTTCAACACGATCATCGAGCGCGGCAACCAGTACGGCGACCCCGTCAACCTCTTCCCGGAGATCGCCCGCGAGTTCGCCGCCGAGCTGGGGACCGAGGTCACGGACATCCAGGCGTGCCGGCTGATGATGCGGCTGAAGCTCCAGCGCTCGATCGGCAGCCCGAACCACCTCGACAACTACTTGGACCTCGCCGGCTACGCGCTCCTCGCATGGATCATGCAGCGCCAGAAGCTGCGCGAGGCGGCCGAGGCGGAGGAGCGGTCGGCGAGCCGCGAGGCGACGATGGCGCGGTTCCGCGCGCGGCTCCAGGAGGGCTCGCACGATGTCGTCTGACGATGCCGGCATCGAGCTCAACCGCTCGCTCCTCACTCCGGGGCCCCGCAAGCACCGCGCGGTGCGTCACTTCCCGGGCACCGGCCCGGAGGGGAAGTGCTGCATCGACTGCGCCAGCTTCGACCAGACGAAGGCGCTGAAGCGGACACAGAAAGGGCGCTGCAAGGCGTGGGCTGCGGTGCGCGCGCTGCTCCTCTGCTTCGACCCGGCCGAGCGCAAGGCGAACCCGAACGTCATCCGCGCCGTACCGACGATCCCGGCCTTCACCCTGGCCTGCAAGTATTTCGAGGAGCAACAGCCGTGATCCCCTACGACCCGCCGGATACTTGCACCCGCACCGGCGCCGAACGCCTCGCCGCCCGCATCGCCCTCTTCTGGCGCCAGCAGGGGCATGAGGTCGAGACGCGCGTCGTCATGGTCAGCGCCGGCAAGAAGCACGGCGCGATCGTCTTCGGTGTCCGCAGCAACATGGTTGGCGGGCTGCCCGCCAGCATGCCGCGCGGCGAGCTGAAGTAGGCGCGCCGCCCGTGTTCGAGGACGCCCAGCTCATCGCCACGCTGCCGCGCCTGCGGCGGTACGCCCGCGCCCTCCTGCCCCGCAATCCCGACGCGGTTCAGGACCTGGTGCAGGCGACGGTGCTGCGCGCCCTCGAGCGGCGGGCCCTCTACCGGCCCGACTCCAACCTCCGCGCCTGGCTCTTCGCGATCATGCACAACATCTACGTCGACCTCGTCCGCAACGCCGTCCTCACGACCAACCGCAACGTCCCGCTGGACGAGGCGCTGATGGTGCCGGCGCCGGGCAGCGACCAGGAGGCGGCGGTGTGGATGGGCGAGGTCATCGCCGCCATCGACGAGCTGCCGCCGCATCACCGCGACGTCGTGTTGATGAGCAGCGCCGGCAGCGCCGTCCGCAGCGAGATGACGAAGGCCCTCGACATCCCCGAGGGGACGGCGGCCTCGCGCCTCTTCCGCGCCCGGGCGGCTCTGCGGGAGCGCTTGCTGTGAGCGTCGATCCTTTCGCGATGTACGGCGAGGAGACGGCGCCGACGCGGGAGCCGCGCAAGCGCGCCGATCCGCAGCGCGCCGCGCTCCAGAAGGTGCGCGTCGAGAACGACAAGCTCGGCAAGTTCGCCGTCGCGATGCGCAAGGCGAGGCACGACGCCCAGCTCGACTGCCCCGAGGGGCCGCGGGTGCGGGCGCTGGTGGAGTGGGCGAGGAAGCTCACGATCGCCGACGCCGGCCAGCTGCTCACCACGGTCCTCGCGCAGGACTGGATCAAGCCGGCGCCCGAGGACGCGCGCTTCGCGCTGCTCCAGCTGCTCAGCGAGGTGATCGTGGCGATCCGCGTGAAGGCGGGGTTGCCGCCCTTCAACGACGACCTCGGGCCGCAGCTCAACCCGCCGGGCGTCGAGGAAGTCGCCTTTTTCAAGATCAAGCGTGAGCTGGGGATCAGCTGAGATGGCAAAGGTAACGGTTGGCTCGAGGGACGTCCGCTTCTGCCCGTGGGAGATCGTGTCGACCCCCGACGAGGCGGGGAAATTCCGGCCGGAAATTCGCCTCGCCTGCGGCTGCGGCTTCGTCGGCCGCATGGGCATCAACTCGCCGCCGGCCCCCGAGATCATCGCCAAGAAATTCCAGCAACGGGGCTGGGAGGTCGACATGCGGAACGCGCGGCGCTGCCGCTGCCCGTCCTGCGTGAGCGCACCGAAGAAAGAGAAGGAAGCCGAGGTCATCGACATGAAACGCCACGCCACCACCACCCCCACCATCACGGCGCCGCCGACCGCAACGGCGGCCGTCGCCCTCGCGTCGGTGACGCCGACGCCGCAGGAGTTCCGCCGGATATCGAAGCTGCTCGAGGAGCATTTCGACGAGGTCGAGGGCTACTACGCGAAGGGTTGGAGCGACGTCCGCGTCGCCGACGCCACGCAGACCACCAAAGAGGTCGTCGCCAAGGTGCGCGACCAGGCTTTCGGGGCGCTCAAGGGCGACCCGGAAATCGACGCGCTCCGCCGCGAGCTGGCCGACATCACCGAGTTGCTCGACGCGACCCGGGTGAAGGTCGACGAGCTCGAGCGCGCGCGCCGCTGAACCACCACCCACACCCAGCCAACGGAGATCAGAAAATGACCGAGACGACGACCGCGGACGACGATCGCAAGCGGAAGCAGTTCAGCTACTCCGAACTGCTCGGGGCGGCTGAAATCTGCAAGCCGCTCATCAACCCGGAAACCGGCGAGTGGCGGGCGGAGGTCAAGCTCGATCGCATCGCGGCGCGACTTGAGGAGCAGGGGATCGTGCGCATCGTGACGCCGGCCAACCTGGAATCGCTGCGCCTCGCGATCCAGCAAGCCTTCTTCAAGGACGCCAAGCCACCGGCGCTGAAGCCCGTCGTCGGCGTGGCCCAGGTCAACCAGCGCATCACCGAAATCGAGGCGCGGCTCCTCGCGCGCCTCGAGCAGCTGGGCACGGCTATCGACGACCTTCAGGAGGCGGTGCGGCTCCTCAAGCTCGGCCGCTCGTAAACCATCAACACGCAAACGGAGAGCAAGAACATGACTGACGTAGGTGGCATTGCCGGCGACCGGCTGAAGAGCTTCGTCGAGCGCATCGAGCGCCTCGAGGAGGAGAAGCGCGCGATCGTCGAGGACATCCGGGAAGTTTTCATCGAGGCGAAGGGCGTCGGCTTCGACGTCACGATCATGCGGGAGGTGCTGAAGCTGCGCCGCATGGACAAGGACGACGCCGACGAGCGCGAAGCGCTGCTCGAGGTCTACCAGCGCGCCCTCGGGATGATCCCGGATTTCGCCGATGAGCGGGAGGCGGGGTGATGAAGTTCGCCCAGCTCTCCCCGGCCGACCTCGGCGCGATGGAGGCGCTCGCCGACACCATCGAGACGGTCAATTCCGTCGTCGAGAAGGCGATCGTCCGTGTCCTCGCCGAGTCCGTCGCCGACGGCCTCTCGGACCTCGCGAAAGGCGCGCTCGCTGAACTCGCCAGCGGCTACGGCGAGGTCCTGACGGGGACGCGGCCCGTCGCGGTCCTGGCGCGGCTGTCGCTCGACCATCACGCAAAAGAAGGAGGTGCGAATTGAGCCCCGCCAATCGCGCGGCGCTCGGGATGCTGCTCCCGGTGCTCGAGGAGTCGGAGCGCGCCCACGGCGCCGCGATCGACGGCCTCAACGCCATCGCCTCGCTCGCCAGCCTCTCGGACTTCGCCTACCTCGCGCTCGACCGCCAGCGGACGATCTACGAGGAAGTCCGCAGCATGGAGCGCGACCTCATCGACATCACCCGCGACGGCCTGAAGCGGGCGACGGCGGAACAGGAGGACGCAGCATGAAGGGCTTCCTCATCGGCGCCACCATCCTCGCCGCCATGGCGGGGTGGGGCCTCCTCGCCCTCGACGTGATCGTCGCGACGGTCACGGACCAGCCGCTTGGCATCGTCGCCAGCATCGCGGTCGTCGGCGCCTGCATCGTCATGGCGCTCGCCATGCCGAGCCTCGTCTCCGACCTGGTGGAGGACGCCTGAGATGCGGGTGTCGATCGCCGACATGCTGACGGCGACGGCGGCGCGCAAGGTCAAGGACTTCTCCGGCCACGACCGGAGCTCGACCTTGGGCGCCTCCGAAGTCGGCCAGTGCATTCGCCGCATGTATTTCCTCAAGAACGGATACACGGAGGACGAGGGCTTTACTCACGGCCGCGGGGCGATGGACCGTGGCGATATTATCGAGAACCACTATTGGGTTCCCGGCATCCGCGGTTCGCTGCCCGAGGGCGTCCAGCTGCTGATGGCGGGGGATGAGCAGCGCACGCTCGTCGAGGGGTTCGTCAGCGCGACGCCTGACGGGCTCCTCGTCGGGGTCGAGCGTGACTGCCTCGCCCATCTCGGCATCCCCGACATCGGCGGGGACGAGTTGGTGGTCGAGTGCAAGACGATCGACCCGCGCGTCAGCCTCGACGAGGAGAAGGCCGAGCACGCATTCCAGACGGTGATGCAGCTCGGCCTGATCCGGCGGCACACGAACCACCGCCCGAACTACGCGCTCATCTCCTACGTCAACGCTTCGTTCCTCGACGACGTGAGGGAGTTCGTCGTCGCCTACAGCGACGAGGTGTTCGAGGCGGGGCTCGCGCGGGCAAAGCGGGTGTTCTCGCCGACGATCGACGGCCGCCCGGTCACGCCGATCGACTTTGAGCCGGAGGGCAAGCACCAGGGCGGGAAGCCCTGCGGAAATTGCCCGTTCAAATCCAGGTGCGCCGACGTCCAGGTGGCATTCATGCCCAAGGAAGAGCGCCGCCTCGAGGAGCACGAAATGGAAGCGCTCGGCCGCCTCGTCGTGACCGAACGCAAGGCGCACGGCGAGAAGGAAGCCGCCGAGCGCAACCACGAGATCGCGAAGGAGGAGATCAAGGAATTCCTCCGCGCGAAGGGAACCCGGCGGGCCGTGGGTGACGGCTGGTCGGTCGGGTACAGCGCGGTCGGGGGGCGCCGCTCCTACGACCACGCTGCAATGGAAGCCGCGGGGATTGACCTCTCGCTCTACGAGAAGGCCGGCACCCCGGGCGACCGTCTCACCGTCACGATTAGGAAGTAGGGAAACTAAGGAAAATCATGAGCACGCAAAACACGAACCTTCCCGCCACGCAGGACGACAACTACGACCCGTTCGCCGCCTACGGCGACGCGGCCGGCAAGGGCTCCGTCCGCTTCCTGCGCTACGAAAAGGGCTCCTACTATTGGGGCAAGGATGACGAGGAGGTGGCCGTCGGCACCCGCTTCGTCGCCAACATGAGCGAGCTGCAAATCGGCTGGCAGCGCTGGGGCATCGACCCGGAGAAGAACGACGGGAAGCGGCGCCCCCTCGAGAAGCGCGTGGTTCCGCTGGTCTCCGGCAAGGCGGTTGCCAAGCGCGAAGACCTCGGCTTCACCGACGAGGCGCTGTGGGAGCGCGACAAGAACGGCAAGGCGCAGGACCCCTGGCAGCGCGTCAACGTTCTGCCGTTGGCGGACCCGGAGACCGGCGAGCAGTACGAGTTCTCGACGAGCTCGGCGGGCGGCATCGGCGCCGTCGGCAAGCTCTGCAAGGCATACGCCCAAAAGCGGGTGATGAACCCGGGGAAGGTCCCGGTCATCGCCCTCAACTCGGGCGACTACAAGCACGACGTCTACGGGAAGGTTTTCCATCCGATCCTCGACCTCGTCGGCTTCGTCGCCGATCCGGGCGCGGATGACACCGCCGCGCAGCAGCCGGCCCTCTCGGGTCCGGCCGCTGCTCCCAGCCAAGGAAGCGTCCTCTTCTAAGAGAACGCCTGCGGCCCCCGTGTTACCAGCACGGGGGCCGCTCACTTTCGCACGCCGAAAGGAGCGCCATCAATGGCCGCCGAAATCCCCCGCATCTTCACGGCGAAGGAAATCGAGCTCTGCCTCGCCTTCATCCGCTTCCATATCCTCAACCCGCACGTCTACCGCCGCTTCTGCAAGATGGCCCGCGACCAGCGACGCGCTGGCGGCGCCACCTATCTGTCGGGGTGGCAGATCATCACCGAAATGCGCAGCGACGTGACCCTCGTCACGCGCGGCGCCGGCTTCAAGCTGACGAACAACTTCATCCCCTTCTACACGCGGCTCTGGCAGCGCGATAACCCGCGCGACGCTTGGCTCTTCGACACGCACCCCGCCGCCGCCGACTGGCTCTTCGCCGATCCCACCGTCTTTGACGAGCAGCTGGCGCTCATGGGCGGCGAGGTGTCGGCATGACCGCCGACATCGTCATCGAGCGCAGCACGGGTTGTCCGAGCTGCGGCGGCGTCCGCGCGCGCCTGCTCGGCCCGACGCCTTTCGCCAACGGCCAAGGCCACCACGCAGACGGGATGCGCTGCGTCGATTGCGGGCGGCATCTCGGCTGGCTCTCCCATGCCGCCTCGGCGGCGATCCGCGAGAAGAATGAAGGAGGACCGGCATGACGACCGACCCGACCACCGAGTTCTTCCGCGCGCTCTTCGGCGGCACCGAGGGCACCGTTGAAATCCGCGCCTGCGCCAACGACGTCGGCGGCGCGCCCGCCAAGCCGCATTTCAGTCGCGACATGGGGACGATCAACATCTTCCTTCAGCGGCACGACCAGGACGGCTTCGGCCTCTTCGTCGGCTGCTGCACGCGCAAGACGGGCTCGACGACCGGCAAGCGCGCCGATCTGCACCAGGCGCCGGCCGTATGGCTCGACATCGACTGCCGGAAGCTCGGCATCCCGATCGCCGACGCGCTGAAGGCGCTGCGGACGTGCCGGCTGCCGGCGAGCATCGTCGTCAAGAGCGGCAACGGCGTCCACGGCTACTGGCTGTTGAAGGAGCCGGTCGACGTTACCGAGATCGGCGGCGCCGACGAGGAGCAGCTCGTCGGCATCATGAAGCTGCTGGCCGGCGTCTTCGCCGGTGACATGAAGTGCGCCGAGCTGGCGCGCATCCTGCGCCTGCCCGGCACGCACAACAGCAAGGAGATGGCGAAGGCGGCCAACGAGGGGAAGCCGATCCTCTGCGAGCTGTCGTGGGCCAACACCAGCCGCCGCTACGACCCGATGGACCTCGAGGACTGGCTGAACGAGCAGCGGCCGTTGCTCGAGATCAGCGACGAGGCGCGCCGCAAGCTGGTGGCCGCCAACAGCGACGCCGCGCTCGACCCGACCGACCCCTTCGTCCGCTACGCCAAGGAGGCGGGCTGGAAGCCGCCGATCGACGTGGCGGCGGCGCTGGCGGCGATGACGTGGGGCGGCACGGGCGAGACGTCGATCCACGACACGCAGCGCAGCGTGACGGCGTCGCTGGTGAGCCGCGGGGGCGTCGAGGTCGAGCAGATCGTCGAGATGGTGATGAACGCGACCATCAAGGCGGCCGGGCTGCTGGGCTCGTCGTGGAACTGGAAGCGCGAGGAAAAGAAGGTCAGGGGGTTGGTCGATGGCGCGATCAAGAGGTTCGGGGTGCGTCCCGGCAACGTCACGCAACTTCGTCCGGTGGCTGCTGCTGCGGGCGGGGCGGCAACGGGCGTGGGCGAGCACGCCGGGGCTGTCGCCGAGGCGGAAGGCGGCGGCAATGTCGTGGCTATATCCGACGCTCCTGCGCGGGGGCGAAAGAAAAAGGGAGTTCCACCGGCTGATGGCGGTGAAGCCGCAGCTGCGTCCTCGGATATTGAGGAAGTCGCTGGCGCGGTGCTTCTGAAGTGGCGCGAGGAGCGCGGGCCGCTCATTACTGTTGAGGGCGTGCTCTGGACCTACGAGGAGGGGCTGTGGCGCCGCCTCGACAATGACGCCGACGAGCACGACCTGGCGGTCGAGGTTCACGGCATGGCGAGCGCCATGCGCAAGCGGCCGACGACCGGGTTCATCAACTCCGTCATCAGCCGCGTGCGCCACGACCCGGGGCTGCGCCGCCGCCGGGTGAAGTTCGACGCGCACGGGCTCATCGTCGGCACCGACGTCGCGATCGACCCGACGACCGGCGAGGTTCACGAGCTGAGCCCCGAGCTGTACGCGACGTGGCGCGTCGAGGCGGCGATCGCCACGCCGACGCCGGTGACGGCATGGCTCGAGTACCTCGAGACGAGCTTGTCGGATCGCCAGCCCGAGGACCGCGCCGGGATGATCGGAGCGCTCCAGGAGTGGTTCGGCGCCGGCCTCATCAAGAACAAGCCGCGCGAGCTGCGCAAGGCGCTGATCGTTCACGGGCCGAAGCGCACGGGCAAGACCAGGATACCCGTCGTCTTCGCGGCGATGCTCGGCGGCTCGAAGCGCTGCGCCAAGCTGCGCGTCTCCGATCTTGGCGAGAAGTTCGGGATGGAGGCGCTGGTGGGCGCCGCCGCGTGGGTGAGGGATGACGGCATCGGCGAGGGCGACGAGCTCGACGCCGAGAGCTTCAAGACGATCGTGACCGGCGAGGGCGTCAGCATCACCCGGAAGAACCGGACCATGTGGGAGGGGAGCCTCGACATCCCGGTCATGTTGACGGCGAACAACATGCCGAAGCTGCGCGACAAGAGCGCCGCCGCCTACGAGCGGATGATGATGTTCCCGATGACCGTGCAACGGCCCGAAGACCGGCCGGAAACGTGGATCAGCGAGGACGTCATGAACCAGCGGCTGCTGGCGGAGCTGCCGGGCATCGTCCATTGGGCGATCGAGGGCTGGCGCCGCCTCCTCAAGCGCCGCCGCTTCGTGCCGCCCGGGCCGATGCTGGCCGCGCTGCGCGACCTCGAGCGGGCGAACAACCCGATCGGCAGCTGGGCGGAGGCGTGCCTGGTGGCGGACGAGTACCGCGAGGTGCATGTCCGCGATCTGCTGGCGAGCCTGAACGGCTGGTACACCGAGAACTACGGCAGCAGCGGCCGGGGTGCGTCGTTCACCGGGAAATCGCTGTGGCAGGTGCTGCGGGTCGCCTTCCCGACCATCAGCGAGCGCAAGACCAACGGCAAGATCGTCGCCGTCGGCATCAAGCTGAACGACGAGGGGCTGGCTGCGTGGGAGTTCTACGCCGGCCTCTACGAGGGGAAGAACTGGACGCACGCGCCGACGCGCGACGACGTCAACCGGCCGACAGGCGCGAGTTCGGGCAAGGAGCCGCTGTTCTGATGAACGCGCACGGGCACGTCCTCGACATCACGCGCGACGTCTGCATGCGCTGCGGCGCTGGCATGTCGACCATCCTCGACGAGAACCGGCCGTGCGTCGTGGTCGGAATTCCGACCTCGGAGCCAGGGAGGGACAGGGAGGAACAGCCGATCGGCGGCGCGCTCCCTCCCTACTTTCGGCCGGTCGAGACAGGAACGGGGCACGACTTTCAGGGAGGGAAGACGGCCCGGGAGGGCAAAGTTCCCTGTCCCTCCCTGCTCCCTCCCTGGACCTAACACCCGGAAACTACTGACTTTCTTCCTGTCTCAGGGAGGCAGGGAGGGAAAAACATATATTCGGAGCTACAGGAAAGATGAAAAGGTCGTCGAATACGACGTATATGGCAGCAGTAGAAATCTGCCTCCCTCCCTCCCTGACGGAAGGAGGGGTGTGATGGCGTCGGTGCCGCTCCCCGCTCGCGCGTCGAAACCCACACCGGGCGAACTGGCGATCCAGCGCGTCAGCGCCGCCGCCGCCGCCTTCGAGGCGCGCTGGGCATACGCGACGCTCGCCACCCACGCCCCCGAGCTGCACGCGCGTTTCAGCGGGCAGCGCGCGCTCTTCCTCGGGGCGGTCGAGAAGGCCAGCAGCGACCTCGAGACGCAAACGCAGGCGATGATCCGCGCCTACACCGCGATCACCAGGCGGATGGAGGAGGCGGGCGCCGCGGACGACGCGTACCTCGTCGCGACCTACCAGGACATGACGGTGGCGATCGGGCGCAACCGCGCGAGCGAGGCGCGGGTGCGGGAGGTGTACGGCGACAAGGCGATGTTCCTCATCCCCGAGGAGGTGGCGGTGCTCGCGGTCGAGCTGGGCGACGTCGTCAAGGCGGTGAAAGAAATGTGGCCCGGCGCCGAGATCGTCGGGGTGAACAAGCGGACGGGCGAGTTTGCGATCGAGGGGGAGAGCCATGATGCGGAAGCGTAAGGAGGCGCCAGCGCCGACGGCGCCGGTGCCGGAGCGCCAGTTCGGCGAGACGCGCGACGAGCATGCGGCGCGCAAGCTCCGCTTCTGGCGGGATTGGAGCGCGGTCGAGGAGTTCCAGCGTCAGTCCCGCCTCGCCGGCCAGCCGGAGCGCCTGGACGGGCTCGTCGATCCGCCGACGGAGCGCGCGCAGCACGACCCGGTCGAGAAGCTTGAGCAGCCGATCGCCGACGACGACGGCAACGTCTCGCTGCCGTCGCGCGCCGTCGACACGCTTGAGCGCATGCGGCGCGCGGGGACAATCAGCGACGAATGGGCGGCGGCGGGAATGCAGTTCCGCCAGGACTTCGGCTTCGCGCATTTCGAGTCCCTGCGCGCTGCCGATTACGGGCGCATCCCGGGCGGCGGCAAGGCGGGCACGGTCGGGTACGCCGCGACCGAGGCGCGTGAGCGCGTGGCGAGCGCCCTCAAGGCGCTGGGCGGGCATGGCTCACCGACGGGGACGGCCGCCTGGTACGTCCTCGGCGTCGGGCTGACCATCAAGGAGTGGTCCCAGCGGCAACGCTGGGGCACGGGGCGCGCTCTGTCGCCGGAGGCGGCGGCAGGCGTGCTCATCGGAGCGCTGGGCGTCCTCGACGCCCATTACGCGGCGCTGGCGTATGCGTCGAAACTCGAGAGGCAGTAGGAGTAGGACATGGCGAAGTGTGAGGGGTGCGGCGAGGATCATGCCGACGACGAGAAGGAGCGGGCGGTGCTCGGCGGGCTGACGGTCGTCCAGGTGTTCGAGCGGACGCTGCACGCGCAGCTCGCCCACACCTACGGGCAGCTGGTCGACCTCGGGCTGACGGACATACGCGGCGAGCAGATGCTGGCAGCAATGCTGCGCGTCATGGCCGCGGAACTCGCGTCGTGCCCGCCCGGCGGCTTCCGCGAGGCGCTGGCGGAGAGCGTGCCGACGGTGTGGGGGAAGCTCTGGCCGATCGCGGTAGCGGACGCGGAGGCGGAGGCGATCGCCTCCACACGAAATGCCGCCATCCACCCGTTGACGTCGTCCCGGCTCAACTGACAGATTGCGGTACGGTCCGAGAGTTGCCCCTCCCGAGGCTACGAGGGGGCGGCGGCCAGCGCGGCTTTCCTGTTCGGCTTGAAACTTGAAGCCCCCGGCGGAGCGATCCGCCGGGGGCTTCTCTTTCAGGACGCTCGCGCGACCCGATCCGCGAACGTTCGTCGGATTTGCTGATACTCCTCGTCCTCCGGGTCGAGCCCGGCGAGCTGGTCCGCCAACAGGCGGTTGAACTCGGCGAGTTCCTCGTCGGTGTACCCGGTCGTGTTCTCCTGCGTGAACATGGCTAGCGCCGCTCCTTCGTGAGGCTGCGCCTCTTGAGCAGCTCGGTCGTCGCCCCTGCGAGGGTCTTGCCCTTCACGAGCCGCGCCTCGAGCAGCTCGGTGACCAGCTGGTTGAAGCTCTTGTCCTCCGCGCGCGCCAGCGCCATCACGCGCTCCAGCAGCTCGGGATGGAGCCGAACGTTGATCTTCGGTGCGTTGCGGATCGCCTCGCCCTCCGGCCGGCGACCTGAGCCGGTGCGCGGGCCGCCGTGCGTCTTCTTCGTGGGCGTGGTCATGCTGCGCAGGTTGAAGCGGGTCGCGAGGCGGGTCAACAGCGTCGGAGCCATGCGTCAGCCCTCCTTCCGGCGAGCCTCCGCGATCCTGGCGTCGACGTAGTCGAGCAGGATGCGGACGGCGCGAAGGTACTCCTGGTGGGCGTTGGAGGGACGTCCGCGCGCCACGGTGTAGAGCGCGTCGGCGATGGCGTCCTCGATGGCTCGGCGATCCATGCTCAGCCCTCCTCGTTCTTCGGTGCGGTGGCGTTGTGGATGGCGATCGCCTCGCGGTGGATCGCGCTCCCCTCGGCGGCGCGCGCCTCGCAATGGGCGTAGGCGGCGATCCCATCGGGGAAGGCGTCTGCCTCGTCGTCGTTGCAGATCGCGATATGCCTGTCGCCGAACTCGAACAGGCCCCAGCCCTCCAGCGGCGCGACGCCGTTGATGATCTCGACGCGCTCCGCATCGTCCTTGGCGAGCGCCAGCTCGACCTCGCGCCAGATCGGCGCCTCCCAGCCGCCGGTCGCCGCGCCCCACTCCTTCAGGCGGCGGAGCAGCGACATGGTGGCATCGTCGCCGGGCGAGTTGATGTAGCCGCAGAGCGCGTCGACCGGCTCGGCGCCGAGCGGGACGAACGACCCGCCATCGCTCGCAACGTCGAGGATGGCGTCGGCGTCCGTCGTCTCCTCGTGATCGGCGAGCACGTCGCGCAGCCCGATCGGGTACTCGCGCAGATCGGCGGCGTCGGGGTCGTCGCCGCCGCATGCCTCGATCATGGGATGGATCATCGCCTCGTAGAGGCGCAGCCCGGCGAGGATCGCGGCCAGCTCGGCGCGATTGACGGGCGGTAGGTGCAGGGTGCGTTCAGACATTCAGGTGCTCCCGTGGCTGGGGTGACGCGCCGGGATGGCGCATCGTGAAGCCCTCCCATTGAAGGGAGGGCTCTGCGATGCGTCAGCCTACTTGCGCAGCTGGCGGTACTCGGCCGCCGTGATCTCTTCGGCGGGCGCCCAACGTCCGCTCTGCGAGAGCTTCCACTTGCCCGGGCCGGAGGCGGCGACGGCGCGAGCACGCCCGACCGTGCCGGCCCACGTCACCTCCTCGCACTCCCGGGTGTCCTTGGTGTTCGCGCCGTCGCGGAAATCGCGGACGGTGTAGGTGAGGATCACGCAGCCCGCGTAGGTGCGGCTGGTGGTGCTGCGCGTCTCGACGCGCCCGTCGGGGAAGACGGCTTTGTAGTAGGTGGTCACGGCTGCGTCTCCTTGGCGGGCGTGGCGATCGAGGTGAGGGCGGCGACCAGCTCGGCGCGCTCGCTGACGACATGCGCGAGCACCGGGCCGCCGAAGAGGCGCGACACGCGCTTGGGCGGACGCACCGTCTCGATGAGGGCCAGCGCGAGGCGCGCTTGGCTGGGCGTCAGGGTCTTCATGCTGTTGCTCCCGTGGCTGGGGTGATGACGGCGGGATTGCCGCATCGTGACGCCCTCGGCGATGCCGAGGGCGCTGCGATACGGCCTTCCTACTCGGCGGCGGCGACGGCGGCGTTGAACTGCTCCAGGGCGCGCATCCGGGCGACCTGCTCCTTGGTCGCGTCGCCGCTCAGCACGACGACGCGGAGATAGGCGCCGTGCTCGCGGACGGCAGCTGTAGCCAGCTCCTTCATGCGGGCGACGACGGCGCGCGCCTCGTCCGTGTACCCGTCGTCGCCCATGAGCGACATCGTCATCTGGTAGCCGTGCGGCGTCAGCTTGATGACGCCGGGCGCGTGTGCGTCGAAGGGCAGGCTGTCGAGCCGGAGGTAGAGGCGCCCCTCGCTCAGCTCGGCGCGGAACTCGACGCCGGCTGGGATGGACTTGCCGACCTCGGCGCGGATGGCGCGGATCACGGCGTTCTTGGCTTTCACGTTGGACATGCTGTGCTCCCGTGGCTGGGATGATGACGGCGGGATTGCCGCATCGTGACGCCCTCGCCGTAGCAAGGGCGCTGCGATGCGTCAGTCCTCCAGACTGAACGTTGCGGCGACGCGGGGTTCGGTGAACAGGCGGTAATACTCGCGCGCCTGGGCCTTGGTGAGCGGCTTGCCCTTCGTCGCCTTGCGCGGCGCCGGGCGAACCACGACCAGCTCGCCGAGGTGCTCGGAGAGCAGCGCCGAGAGCGCGGTGTAGAGCGCCAGCCGCTCCTTGCGGGCGCGCTTCGCCAGCTCGATCACGCTCTTCTCAAAGGGCGCCTTGCGGCGCCCCCGAGAGGTGGTCTTGCGCTTCACCGCTGCACCCACTTCGCGTTGATGACGCCAGGGTAGA